AGATGGAGATGTGGAAGTATCTTTAGTGGTGGTGTATGATGATTATCATGACAGCTTTATTGGAGCTGTTGGAAAAGCAGCCAGTGAGGCTCTGCTTGATAGGCTAGATACCATTATTGAAACCCTCACCTATACCAGGGGAGATAACTTTACAGACCTGCACCTGGCCAGTGAAACATTTTTGCCATACACCTTTAAGGGCTTGCACGCACACCGAATTACTTTTACCACCAAAACCATACATAAATTAAAAAACAATGCCAAATTACTTATTACCAGCGGAGCTTAAAACAGTAGGCGTAGATGCAATTCTCACTATGATTACTGATGCAGATGCCACCATAATACCAATTATTATCAATGAGACAGAGGATGTCTTTCGCAGCTACATGGGGGGCTTGTATAATGTGGATGTGATATTTGCCAAAACATTATTACAAAGAAGCAATATCTTATTAAAGTACATGAAAGACATTATTGTGTATGAGGTGTATATCAGGAAAACAAAAGAAATAAATGAAGTCGCTCGGCTGCGGTATGAGGATGCCATGAAATGGTTAGACAAAGTGAGCAAGGGGCAAATAACCCTAAACCTACCCTTTGCCGGTGGTGGTGATCTAGATGGGGATGGCATGGCAGATGGCGAGTTCTTTTTTAACAATGGCAAAAAAAATTACCCATCAAACTTTTAAAAATATATGAATTTACTCGATAGAATATTAAACAAAAAACCTGAGGTGCAACAGGCTAAAAAAGTGCAACAAATCATCATGGATTTGTTTAGGCAAAACATGGCCCGCTATCAGCACCAATTAAATGAGTGGCAAAGTGCCCGCGATGAAAGACTAGATGTGGATAGGCCAACCACCTACCTAATGCAAGAACTGTATGAGGATGCAATGGTGGATACACACTTAACCTCTGCCATTGAAAGCAGAATTTTACGCCAGGTAAATCAAAACTGGGTGATAACTGGAGCTGATGGGGTAAAGGATGATGAAAAAACCAAAATGATTAATAAGCCTTGGTTTACAGATGTGGTGAGAATGGCAATGGAAAGCCTATTTTATGGGTATAATCTTATATTTATAAAAGAAGTAATCAATGGAGAAATTACCAAAGTGGCGGTGATACCGAGAGAGCATGTAATCCCTGAGAAAGGCTGGATAGTAAAGAACACCACAGATTCTGATCAAGGGTTTCCTTATGAGGAAGTGCCAAACCATTTGGTTTATACCCAGCTTGGCCCTAATGCCATTGGCTTGTTAGAAAAAGCCTGCCCAATGGCCATTCTAAAACGGCACTCTTGGGGTAGCTGGGATGAATTTGAACAAAGGTTTGGCTTGCCATTAATGATTGCCAAAGTAGCTGGCAGCAGTGTGAAGGCTAAAAAAGAAGTAGCATCATGGATGCGCAGCCTTGGCCAAGGTGCCGGTGGTGTGTTTAATATTGGCGATGAGCTAGATGTGATAAGCGGTGCACAAACAGACAGCTATCAAGTATTTTTAGAAAAAATAAGCACTGTAAATGCAGAGCTTAGTAAACTTATTAATGGGCAAACAATGACTGCAGACAGTGGCAGCAGCAGAAGCCAAGGAGAAGTGCACGAAAAAACACAAAACGAGATTACCAAGGCAGATACCAGGGAGATTATGCACTGGCTCAATTATGTTATGAAACCTGTGATGGTAGCTCATGGCTACCCATTATCTGATGATGAAACATTTGATGTTTTCCAAAAATCAGACCCATTAGAAAGGATCAAAATTGATATTCCATTGTTGCAAAATGGCTACAAAATGACAAGAAAGTATATTGAAAATACTTACAAAGTTGAGCTAGAAGAGGAAACAGAAGAGCAAACTGAAAAGCCCGAGCCACCAAAAAAAGATAAGCCTGCCAGTCCAAAACAAATAAAGCAGGTTAATGATTTTTTTTCCTAAGCCCTAATTATAACAGGGCATCAGTAACACTGTGCTACTTCCCTTTTTTTGCAAAAGGCGTTAAGCTAGCAGACTATGGCGATGTATTGGAAAGATCTATTCCTTTTATAGAAAAAGGACTGAAAGAGGTATTCAAGGACCAGGCTAATATTAGCCCTAGTCTTTTCAAAGCTAATTACAATCCACTGGCAGAAGCTGTGGCAAGTGAGCTTGGCAGTATTGAGTATGGCAAACCAAATGCATTGTTCAATCACCAGTTTCAGCACAACACCGCTGTGTTTGCCGCATTCAAAACCCACAAAGAGCAGGCAGAGCTAGTAAAGCAGTTGGTAGATCAAGATGGCAATTTAAGAAGTTTTGCAGAATTTCAAAAAAACACCAAAGGCATTCTGAAAGATTACAATAGAAACTATTTAACAGCAGAATACACCACAGCTGTGAGAGCTGCAAGAATGGGAGAGAAGTGGCAGGCTGCGCTGAAAAATGCAGACCTTTTTCCAAATGGTGAGTATATGCCAAGCCGCAGCGCCAACCCAAGAGAGCCACACAAAGCCTTCTATAATATTATAAAGCCATTAACAGACCCGTGGTGGGATACTCACCTGGCACCATTAGACTGGAACTGCCTATGTGGATTTAGAAGCACAGACAAGCCAGCCACAGATACGCCTGATGATATGCCTGAAGTGATTACTCCTTTTAAAAACAATCCGGGCAAGTCTGCCAAGATGGTAGATGATGAGCACCCCTACTATGTGGGCGAAAGTAATATTATAGCCAGTGCCACCTATCAATGGCTTGGAAGATACATGGCACCCATACAGGCAAAAGTGATTACAAACAGCACAGGGCTATATGGAGCTTATGCCATTGGCAATAAAAGCTTTACAGTAAACAAAGCAGATTTAACTAAATTGGTCAATCAGCCAGTGGCATTCCCATTGCTAAGAAATACCCTGATAATTGGCATCAAGGAGTTTTTAAAACAAGCCAAATTGGTAAAGAGTATTAAAGGCTATAAGGTTTACAAACTGGTGTATAATGGCAAGCCTTTTTATTATAACTTTAAAATAACTGCAGATACCTTAACACTTGATAGTATAACAGAAAGGTTGATAAAATAATGAACGAATTACCAAAAGATTTTCAAAACTTTCAAAAAAACATGGCCAATGCCATTGATAACATCATCCCAAGAAAATTTGCAAAAGCCGGGCAAGATTACTTTGAGGATTCATTTAGGTCACAATCTTGGGATGGCAAGCCTTGGGATAATGTAGAAAGGCGTAAAGCAGGAAGCAGCTGGTATGGGTTTCAATACAAGGCGGGCGGCAAGGGCAAAAGAAACTTTAGCACAGCTGCCACCACTAGGGCCATACTTACAGGCATGACAGGAGAGCTAGGCGACAGTATCAGAAACCGGGTAGAAACTGCCAAAATAATATGGAGCACAGACAAGGTGTATGCAGAGGTGCAGAATGAAGGTGGTGATATAAAGGTTTTTGGCAAACACCCTGCAAAAATAATAAGCAGGCAGTTTATGGGCTTTAGTTTATCGCTAAATAAAGACTTTGACAAAATAGTAGAAGCAGAAATTGATACGGTATTTAAAACCTAATTAAACATGGTTTAAATTGTTTCCCTCACACATAAGGGAAACAATCTATAACTAACTGATTAATAGCTAAAAAAATCACTTAAAAAAACCCCTGAAACAAATTGCTTCAGGGTTTTTTTAAGGTTATGGGTTTTAAGGTTTTAAGGTTGGAAGGTTGAAAGGTTGAAAGGTTTTTAAGGTTAAAAAGTTTTAAAATTAAAAACGAACACCTTCACTCCGTTTTTTATTTAAGTATTTATAATAGATAATCATCTCTTTAAGAGCCTCAATTTTTCCTTCCCACTTATGTTTCATCTTATTTGGGAAATCATCATTAAACGGGGCTCTGTTGTGTGGTGGCCATTCATAATATTTTCGAACTTCAATTACTAATTCGTTTATTAGCTCATCAAATAAATCAATGTGTTTTTTTTCTAACTTTATCATTTTATTAACTGAAGGCAATTAAAACAATTATCATCATCAAAACAAAAATAGCTGCAAAAATGCCTAATGCAGTTAGAATATACTTTACTACTGGTTTTTTAGCAATCTTGCCAAATTCTGCCCATTTCTCTTTAGTTTCTGCAAGCCTTGCCTCTTGGCTGTCTTTGTCCTGCCCTGGCTTAAAAGAGTGGCCACAACTTAAGCAGGTAATTTTTATTTTGCCACTGCCATGTGTGCCAGCCAGTAAGCCAATGCCTCCTGTTAGCACTGCACCTCCTAGTGCTTTTACTCCACTAAATCCTTTTTTGTTTGATGTGAACTGGGTAGATCCACACTTGGCACACTTTATTTCATTTGTTGTTTTCATATTATTCCTTATATCTACATATTACAAATTCACCATTTTATATCCCCTACTAGAACTAGCTATTTTAACCCCATCTTTATTAAAGCTTTCCTGTTTTATAATATTATAATATTGGTCTATATCTTCTACAGTATGGCCATCCTGTGCAGCCCCATTAATATATAACTTGCTTGTCCGGGTGCGGTCATTGGTGTAGGTGAATCTAAACTCGCTGCCATTGGTGTAGGAAATCTTTTGCAGCCTATTGCCACTGTAGTGATAAACTCCCCTTGCAGCCTCATTGCCACTGGCATCATAGCTTATTACCTCTGTGGGTAAGCTAATACTTACTATTGTGTTGGTGGTGGTTTTTGTTTCTCCAGGCTCATTAGCTGGCTTGCTGCAAGCACACATTAGGCTTGCCAAGATTAGAATGTTGATTGTTGTTTTCATATTTTTTTTCTAAGGTTTTTTAAAGTTTTAAGGTTGTAAAGTTGTAAGGTTGCAAGGTTGTAAGGCTTTTGCATGATTTTTGAAATCAATTCGATAGTGTCTAATTCTTTTTTTGCCCAATAATTTTTTATTTCTAAGGTATCGCCACTGCTAAACCCTTGAACAGGCCTTCTAACAATTCCCTTTGCCCAAATAACTTGTGCATCTAAAGCTTGTATTATTAGATCAATTTCTTCTTGTGTTAATATTTCTTGTAGTCCCATTTTTTTCTAACTTTCCAACCTTTCAACCTTAAAACCTTCCAACTTCCAACCTTCTAACTTTTCAACCTTAAAACCTCCCCACCTTCCAACCTCCCCACCTTTAAATCGGCCTCCAACAGCTGGCAATAATCCAACAGCTGATTGATCACATAATTGTTATTGCCTTTTTCTATGGCATTGATTGCGGGCCTGCTGTAACCCAGCAGCCTAACAATATCCATTTGGGTCATTTTTTTCTCTTTGCGCATAATAACCAAGGCTTTGCCAATGGCTATGCGCGTGATGGCGTTGTGTTCTTTAGGCATGATTATATTCTGCAGACTTTACACTTGCTACCTT